ACAACAGGTGTCGGTAAACCTTGGTAAGATAAACTTACCTACTGTTCCTAAATCTCTACCTACAATGGAAATTGAGTTTAAACCACCTACAGCTCGAATTCCAGGGTATACCCCTATGGTGATCCCTCCGAGTGATCTGGAGGCTCCTGAAGGGGTAGAGAAAGAGGCTACAGAGGAAGCACCAGCTGCTCCTAGCGTACAACTTCCTGTATTAGATATACAGATGCCGTTACCAACTGCAGAAGTCGTAGCAACTGCTACCTATGCAGCTGTAGCAGCTGTAGCAACAACCACCCTAGCTACACCATTCTTTGATCAGATAAAGAAGAAACTACAAAAATTCATTCAAGGTAAGATTGATAAATGGAAGGAAAACAAGAAAAAAAAGGAATCCTCGGAAAACTTAAAGAAGTAGCAGAGGATAAAGAACACCAAATAGAAGTTCTCGGTACATTTGTCAGACTCGGCGTTGTAGTTTGGTCAGGCTTTATTATAACCATGAACTATGTAGAATTACCAATGATTAAGAAAGCTGGTAACTCAGATATAACTTTCGTTGCCAGTGTCTTTACTGGAGCACTTGCGACTTTTGGTTTGACCACTGGTAATAAAAATGGCGGTGGTAAATCCGTCGATTGTCCTATGGCTAAAAAAAAGGAAGAATGAAGAAATGGCTAGTACTCTTATTACTGGCATCACCCACGGCAGTGAGAGCAGAATTAGTGACTCCCAATTTTACACAGGGGTCAATGAATTCAACAACGACAACGACTCAAGAGATCGTAGAGGAAATAACTACGACAACCTATGGGTCTGCATTAAACAAATGGACTGGGGAAAACATAACCCATACATCAGCCTCATCAGGAGGTGTAGCCGATTCAGATTCGGTATTTACTTTACACACAGCTGGAGATCCCTTCGAGCTAGAAATAGTAACAAGAGCAGCCAGTCAGGTATTGTCAGTAACAGAAATAGATCGAGAAATCGACACTACTGCTACTACGGTATCCTTATCAGTCTTTTCTCAGTAGGACCAGTCCGAGCTGAAGAGAACAATGTGTCTAATCCAGTTGCAGCTGCGACAGGTAATGTAACTAATCAGGCGGTGCAATTCCAAAACAATGGAGCACCGTCAAGACAGCACTACGGACCTAACATTAGCTGTAATGGAGCTACAATGACATTCTCTCCATTCTATATGGGAAATCATACTAAACCATGGGATATAGATGAAGATGGAATGAGACCTTCTAGTTACACAATGGCTGAAAACTGGGGAGGTCAAATTAACTTTATGGTACCTTTAGACCGTGAAGGTTTAAATAGGTGTCGTAGTATAGCAGCTAGACAAGAAGAAAAGATGAGATTAGATTATGAGTTAGTTAGAGTTCTTAAGTGTGCAGAATTGCAGCAGAAAGGATTTATGCTACTTCCTAATACCCGTGTATCTCAAATGTGTAGTGATGTGATACCTATAAAGACTTGGGAAAAAGCTGTTAATAAAGTAGTTAAATGTAAAACCCCACCGCCACCATGGTATAAGCCATGGAGTAAACCTAAAGAAACATGTAACATGAGTTCACTAACTCTAGAAAGAGGAGATACAACTCCTAACCTTGATGGTCCTAATGACCTTCTACCTGAAGTGAAAACTTCACGCATCATTGAAAAAGAAGCTGTAAAACCAGCTAAGAAAACATCCAAAAAAACCACTACTGAAGAATAATGATCCTAATTATCAAGCCCATCCTTTTCGCCTTCTTGAAGTCAGACTCAGTAAAGAAGCTCGTAGTAGATCTACTAGAAGCTTACGTTGCTAGAACTGACAATAAATTGGATGACCAAGCATTAGAAATTGTAAAATCTAAACTATTAAGTTAATGGCTAAAGCCAAAGAAGAGAAGTTTGATGAACTTCATAACCTTGTCACTAACGAATTCCTTAAAAGGGTTCGTAGTGGCGAGGCTACTACCCAAGATTTAAAAGCAGCGTGTGACTGGTTAAAAACTAATGATATTACTGGTGTAGCTCTAGAAGGTACACCTTTAGAAAAGTTATCTGCAATCATACCTAAAGTAGACCCAGAACTCGTACAGCATAGACTCTATGGCAGAACTAGGCAGAACAGCTAGGCATTATCGGAAGAATAAAGCCTCAAGAGCTAAACACAACGCAGACAATGGTAAGGGTGGTAAATACGCACATACCAAAGCGTACAAACGAGCACATAGCAAAGCTAGAGCTAGTTTAAAAATAAGAAAAGGTTCCTCTATGGATGCGTCTAAACAACCAGACGGTTCGTATAAAGCAGAGAGTCGTAAGACGAATAGAGGACGAGGAGGAGCACAGAGGAAGTAACTATGTCTTTTATTGGAGGTTCACTCCCAAAAATTAAAGAAGATGAAGATGAAGATTCATGGAAACCTGGTCAAGTAGGTACACTAGGTACTGAATTAAATAAAAATATAAATAAATGGATCTCTGAAAATACATGGGAAAGAATACCTGAACAATACAGAGAAGCTATAAAGATAGGTGTAGAATTAGGTACATACAGTGGTAGTCACTTTGCAGATGGTACTCCTAAACCTATAAAATCTGAATGGCTGATGAATCTTCATCCAGCAGTTTTAAAATATAAAGGAGCTAGATCAGTACTTTCTAGAGGTTTTAATATTAATCCAGGTCTTGTAGACAAAGGAGCTATAGTTGGTGGTACTGGTAAAACTTTATATAATAAACTAAATCAATCTACTGCAGCTCATCAAGCTGTTCATCAAGCTGGACAGAATGTTAGGAGAAATGTTGATCGTATTAAAACAGATGTAGGTTGGGCTAAAAAACAAATCAATACTTTAGCTGGTAACGAACCTAATATACTAACTAAAAAACCTAATCAATATATTAATGTTGAAAATGTATTTAATGATACTAGTAAAGTTAATACTAAGATAAGAAATATTTTAGCTAATAATCCTGGTATGAGTTATACGACTGCTAGAGAAACTGCTCTACTTCAACTTAAGGGTACTCATCCTACAGGTTTACTAAAGCCAGGTCATAACAGATCAATAGGAGCTGCAGGTATTAATTCTCCATTATCTCCTTCATCTGGTCATGGAGATATTGAAAAAAGATTTCCTAATATCAAAGCGACCAAAGAGAAATTACAAAAATTACCTTTAGAAGATTCTTATACTAAAGGATTTAAACTTGGGAAAGGTGTAGGAGACGATATACCTGATCCTTGGTCTCCAACTTTAGCATTAGGTGGTAAAAAAGAATTCTTTGCAAAAGGTGAGACAAAAAGAAAATTATCAGCTAAATATACTACAGGCCAAGAAGTAACTCCTAAAATTAAAGAAGAATGGGTGCAATCTGGAAAAGCTACATTAGTTAATTATGAGAATGCACTTGGTATAAAATTTGGTCCAAAGACCCCAGGAGGACAAATTGAAAATCATCATGCAGGTATTATACGTCAGATATTTGAAGCTACAAATGGTTTAACACAAGAATTTAGAACAAAAAGTTCTGAATATATGTCTCATCGTTTAGGAATTGAACTAGGTTTTAGTAAACAGAATGCGTTTCCAATTCCTATAAGATTCCATCCTAGAATCCATGCTTTAATTAACAAAAGGATCTCAAAAGGTCCAGGTTATAATTTAAAAGGTATTGAAGAAAAGTTCAATTTAAGCCCAAACTGGCAAACAGAACTTTCATATAGACAGAGACTTCCAATTTATAATGAAATAATTTCTACTGTTGCTGATAGTATTAAACAAATTGATGTATTTTGGAAAGGATTGCAAAGTAGAGTAGATTTAGGAAAAGGTAAGTTACTAAACAAAGAAGAATTTATGGATATTACTTTAGATGTCCTTGACCTTGATAAACGACTTACAAATGCACCTAGTCCTCCATTAATGCAAAGAAAAGATTTAGGTTGGAAGGCTACAGATACTGCTACAGAAATTATAAATGAAATTTTGGAAAATGCTGGTAAAGCAGATTTAACACTTCCAATATTTAAACCGTTGGATAAAACTTTAACTAAAGAAGCTTTAGGTATTATTATTCAAAAAAATGGTTGGAAGGCACTACATGAAGTTGTTATTAGTGGTCAAACTCCAGCAACAGTATTTAAAACTTATGGTATTAAACCTTCTAATAAATTAATCAAAGCTATCCAAAAAGATAATGAAGCCTATCAACATATGCTTAGAAGTAGGCATCAAAGCATACCTCCAGCGGATAGTCCTTGGGATCTTGGACGAGATAATTAATGAATAACGTATTACTAGCTTTAAAAGACGACTTTAAGCTGTTCCTACAAGCTCTGTGGGAACAGTTAGACCTTC